TTGTGTAGAAAAGCAATAAAAATCGACGAAAACGCACCGGGGGTGTGCTTCGTCGTTCGCCGGATCCGACGCGCGCCGCGTCAGTCCCATCGCTCTTCCGTTAACGGTTCTGCCTGTGTGTCTCGCTTGCGGAAGCCGTGAACCTCCTCATGGCAAGCATGGCATAGGCTTATCAGGTTGCGCTTCTTTTCATGGGTGCCTGGTTCTGTGTACCAGGCGTCGAGTGCTATGTCAGGCCTTGCCTTGAAGTGGTTCACGTGGTGCACCGTTGTCGCCTTGCGGTACCTATGGTACTTATCCTTGCAAAGCTGGCACTCATATTTATCGGCCCGTAATATTTCTGCCCTCTTTTTTTCCCAGACTGCTGAGTTGTAGAAGCGCATCACATCATGCTCCGCACAGTCAATGCAGAAAAGCTTTTCCTTTTTGGTCATAAAAAATAATTAAAAAAAATACCCTAAAAAATTTGCCCTAAAAAATTTCGGGCATAGAAAAAAGCCGATGGATCTTATCGGCTTTTAATCTTATTGCTATTCTACAATCTTTTACACTTTACATTATAGCACGCTATACGACTGACGCAAGCTGACATTAACTGACATTTACTGACATTAACTGACATTTACTGACAACTTTTATATTTTTTTCTCTAATAGGCTTATCGCTCGCCTATAATCCCTATAAATCTGTCTGTCGGATCTGTGCATATCTGAGGCAATATCCGGGAAACTTTTCTCACTTATAAACCTTAACACGATGATCGTACCCTCGTTATCATCCAGATCGTCCGCCAGATCTATGACGTCAGAGATCGCGTCAGCTCTTTCCTGTTTGATCTTTCGCAGCTTTTCCAGAAGAGCTTCCACCTGTTCGAGATAGATCGGCATCGGATCCACAGGAGACGTCTGGATATTATCCCTGTCGTAGGAGATCCCGGAAGGGAGAACTGATAGCCTGACACCGTCCAGCTCCGCCTCTGTTCTCACCTGCTTAAGCCTTAAATATTTCGGCTTATGTAAAACTGCATATAACTTATCTGTCATACCATAGCCCTCCTGTCTTTTAATATCTCGATAAGTGTGCTCTGAGTCATGTCCTTCTTAACAAGACTCTGCATAACCTGGTCGTCCACAGTCCCGGAAGAAACCAGGTGATAAATCATAACCGTATGCTTTTGTCCCTGCCTCAGCAATCTGGCATTAGCTTGCTGATATTGCTCTAAGCTCCACGGCACTCCGTACCATACAACTATATGCCCGCCTTCCTGTAGGTTAAGTCCGTAACCCGCAGACATAGGATGCGCAAGTAGCACCGGTACGCTTCCGTCGTTCCAGTCCTTTACTGCCTTATCACTATCCAGCAGGACAGATCCTTCCACCTCGTTAAGTATAAGATCTCTGTCAGCCGTAAAGTTGTAATAGACCAGTACCGGAGAAGCCGCTGCCTCGATGATCTCCTTTAAGGCGTCCAGCTTTAAAGTATGGATCCGCTTGGCTTCCTTCTTCTCGTCATAGGCAAACCCGCTCGAGAGCTGTAAGAGCTTCGTCATAACAGCAGCCGCGTTAAGTGCGGTTATCTCTTCGCCGTCAAGCTCCACTAAGGCTTCCCGCTCCATTCTCTGGTAAACGGCAGCAGCCTTTTCGTCAAGATGCACCGATATCGTGTTATCTATCCGCTCAGGAAGTTCCAGATAGTCCTTGGCCTTCATGCTCACTGTTATGTCCGATATCTTCTCAGTGATCTCCTTAAGTGATCCCTTCATGGGCTCCCACTTATATACAACGGGTCCGGAAAAATATGCCGGTCTGAAATATCGCTGTCTGTATCCTGTTATCGTGGATCCTAACCTCTGACCTCGGTCGAGTAAGTACATCTCCGCCCAGAGATCCATAAGAGAGTTCGCCGCCGGTGTGCCGGTAAGCCCTACGACTCTGTCGCATAATGGTCTGACCCGTCTTAAGGCTTTAAACCTTTTTGCCTGGGAACTCTTAAAGCTCGACAGCTCGTCGATGATAAGCATATCGAACGGCCAGGGCTTTTTGTGGTCTTCCAGATAGCCTATAAGCCAGACCACGTTTTCCCTATTTATCACATAAATATCCGCGTCTTCCTTAAGTGCTGCTTTTCGCTTTTCCGCGCTTCCCAAGATCTTGGATATCCGAAGGTGCCTAAGATGATCCCACTTTTCGGCTTCCCTGCTCCATGTATCCTCTGCCACGCGTAACGGTGCGATCACTAAGACGCGTGCGATCTCAAAGCTGTCATACATTAAGGCGTTGGCAGCCGTTAAGGCTATCGCCGTCTTACCAAGCCCCATATCTAAGAAGAGTCCGACCGCCGGAGTGCTTAAGATCATCTCGATAGCCCGCTTCTGATAATCGTGAAGTTTAAGCTCCATCCTTTAGATCCCTCCTAACTTCTTCCAGGAACTCCGCCACGTCCTCCTCGCCATACAGCACTCTTAACCTGTATCCCATAAGCGCTAGCTTGCGTATCTGGTTTTTCTGCAGACCTGACAAGCGCCCGGTCTTCGTTTTAAGTTCAACAAACCACAACTTACCCGCGGGAAAGAGTACAAGCCTGTCTGGCACGCCCGCGTTCCCTGGTGATATGAACTTGTAAGCCTTACCTCCGAGTTTTTCGACTCCGAGTTTTAATTTTCTTTCTACTTCCTTCTCCATATTTTTCCTTTCTGTGATTAGCTCTCACGCGCACGCGTGTATGTGCCTACATACGTGTTTGAGTGTGTTTCCTATAGCCTATTTTATTTTTACTCTATATAAGAGCTAATCACTAATCACAAAACTACCGTTAAACCCTTATTTTTCAATACTTTGCGGCTGTGATTGGTGTCTGTGATTGGCGATCACTAATCACAAGCTATTTTGTGATTAGTGATTAGCGTGCGCCTGCCTAATCACGCCTAAACTCGACCTGCTGGCCGTATAATTTTGTTCTTATCCTTCCGCATTTTTTCCATTCGAGCTGCATCAGGATCCTAACGATATCATCGCTGTCTGATCTCTTTTTGGCAGCAGGAGACTGGTTAAAGCACTCCGCCCAGATCTCCATGATGCAAACGCTTTCGCGTTTAACAGTGCCTTCCTTATTTTCAGACAGCCAGAAGCGCCGATCCGAAAGATCCTTGTCCTCCCAGTCATCCGGAAGCAGCCTGTTAAGATAGAGCTCCACGAGTCCCATCCTTTCATCGTGTTCGAGGGATTGTATCTGCAGATCCTCAGCTGCTGCCTGCGCTTCCTTCGATAATACGACCACGCGATCGCCTAGAGTGTCATAATCGTACATAACCTCCGCCCAGATCTGCGCTACTTCGTCGGCGGTAAGATCCCAGGCTTTCGCCTCGCTCTCTCCGCTACAGTAGACAGGAAGGAAGCGCCTGTTACCGGTTATATCTTTTAAATAATCGCTGGCGTTGCTCGTTCCTATAAATATGCAGCCACGCTTGCGGTGCTCGACTTTCCTGCCGAACGCAGGGCGGTATATATCCTCCTGGCGGGAGATAAAGCTCTTAACGCTCTCGACTTCCGTCTTACGCATACCCTTAAGCTCTGAGATCTCGTTTATCCAGGTGCCCTGTATCTTCTCAGCTGCTGCCTTATCGCGCATATCGTCAAAATTCAAGTTATCGGAAAACCACTCACCGCCCAGCTTGGCGACAAGGGTGCTCTTGCCGATGCCGCCGGGACCGGAGAGCACCGGAACATGGTCGTATTTAAATCCGGGGATAAAAGCGCGGCACACACCGGCAAGAAGCCACTTACGGCATACCTCTTTTACATACTTGGTATTGTCCGCGCCCAAGTATTTAATAAACAGATCCTCAGCTCTGGCTACTCCGTCCCACTCCGGAAGCTTCTTAAGATATTCGCGTACCGGGTGATAGCGGCGCTCTCGGGCTACAGTAGTGAGCGCGTCGAGCGTGTCGGATTTCTTAAAGGTTGCATACTTAACGCCCAGATAAATAGTAAGGCAGGCGTCGTCGTCATTCTCCCAGGCATAAAGCTCTTTGCGCCATGGAAGAGGAGAGCAGACTTCTATGTTATGAGAGAGCTCGTTATAGCGCACTCCCTTAAGTCCCGGATCGGAGTGGTATATCCTCAAAAGGTTCGGTATGGTAGGATTGATATCTCCTTTTTTGGAGACATCGAGGTCCATGTCTTCCGGTATCTCGTCGTTTATCCCCTCGAAGTCTGCAGCTGCTGCCGCCATGCGCTCTTTAGCGATGATCTTACGGCACTCTTTATCCTCAGCTACGAGCTCTGTCATTTTCTTATAGCTCGGAAGACGGTTAACCGGTGTTTCCGGCTTGGCGTTCTCGTCTTCCTTACCAAAGAGATGGATCCTCACAAGATCGAAGGCATTAAGATCTAACCCGCTCGCCGGATCCGTTCCATGGTTAGAGTAGCAGTGCGCTCCGTCGTCATAAATGACCAGACCGCCGGAGGTCGTTCCCGCCGCATAGGTGTATCTGTTTTCTTTACCAGCTACCTGCGTGTACACATCCGGAATAAATGCTGCTATGGCAGCAGGCACATCGTAGACCTTGCAAAAGGCTCCGATAAGTCCCTTCTTTTTCGTAGGATCTTCTTTTTTCTTATCCTTCTCTTTGTGCGCGACTACCTCATCGGGGAAGACAGGCCAGTATGACTGGTCGGTCCAGTCCGGATATCTGGTAAGGATCTCGTCTGCACTAAGAGGCTTTCCGTCGTTATACTCGCACACGTACTCCGCGCCTCTGGAATAGCTCGGCCAGTACATAAGGCGCGAAGGTTGTGCTGTTGTTTTGTCAAAATACTGTAAGCCGATCTCTTCCGCGAGCTTCCTGATGATCGCCTCATACTCGTCCGGGGAAACTCCACGGTCAAGTGGTACGATAAAACGGTAGCGTGGCTTTTCCGGTGTGTGCTTATGCGTGGAATAGATCGCCCAGGCATAAGGTGCATCGAGCTGCATGGACTCAACAAAGTCAGCCGGAGCGGTGTCTAAGTCGAAGGTAAGAAGATAGCGCTCGTTAACGGTATCGCTCTTACGTTTTCCGCCTTTAAGGGTTCCGCCTATATAGCCGCCGACGTCTTTTATCTTGTCCTGCACGGTCTTACTGGCCCTGTTGTATTCGTCCTGCGTTTCCTGCGTTTGGGTGGCTTCGTATAAGATACGCCCTAAAAAGCGCGACCAGGTCATTTCTTTATTCTTCCAGTTAAGATCGAACCGGTTCTTACCTTCGGCTATCCAGATGGTCGGATCATATTTAAGTCCGACCACCTTCTTTTCTTCTATTTTGGTTACTGTTCCCATTTATTTAGCCCTTTCCCATAGCTTTGAGATGATTAGCGACAGTCTGCACTGAGCAGTGAAGCTCCTCGCCGATCTGCTTTAATGTCCATCCCGCATCCCGGAGAGCTCCTATCTTCCCGTCGTCCAGCGTGCTCTGGTTGCTTTTTTTTGTCTCCTCAGGAGCAGCTTCTTCTTCGCCTTCCAGCATATCGGCAACCTTCTTAACACAATCTTCGCAAAAATCACGCTCACATAAGTCGAAGGGATCGTCGACGTTCACATCCTCGGGATCCTCTATAGGCGTGTGCATAAACTGCGTTACGAGTACGGTCCAAGGCAGCTCCTTTATGGTCTTGCCGCATCTGTCGCATGTGTAAGTTACGTGTCTCATGGTTATACCTCCTGTCCTAACTCCTTTAAACATTTAATGATTGTTTCCGCCAGCTTTTTATCTCTCGAGAGCTCCTTCTCGTGCGATAGTATAAAGTTCTTACACTTCCGCACGACTTCCTTCTTTTCTTTGATCTCTTGCTTACGTTCTTCGGCAAGATCTTTAAACTTCTGCTTATCGTGTGCGATCTTAAGATGGTTATTAATTACATTAAGATCTCTCTCGAGTCCTTCCAGATCGGTCTCGGCAAGCTTCTGCTCAGCTCTCCACTTATCCTGCATCTCCCTGATCCCCGCCTCGTCTGCTTCTGTTATCCTAAGGGAGTCGAGACGGTCATTAAGGAAGAGAAGAGTAGTGGCTCTTATGTAGTCCCGATCCGGGGAGATATCGACTACCTTAAGAAACTTCTTAAACCAGTTAACCCCGTGAGGGAAAGCCTCGTCGAGCCATATACGCATATAGCCGCCTGCATATCTGACCATGATCTCTTTTTCCTGCATTACCACACCCCCTGTCCTGTATACGGCTCCGGAAGCGGTCGCCAAGCCAGTACCTCGATGTTTTTAGCGCGCGGCCACTCGTTTATGCACCATGTCTTGGTAAGCGGATCGTAGGACCCGGTAAGCATGGCACGCTCGAGCTCTACGTTCGGCTCGGGATAGCCGGATACACAAAGCAGCAGCTCGTTTTCTGCCTCTTCGCCGTCCGGTTCTCTTACCTGTACCGGAGTCCAGTCAAGTTTTTCCAAGGCCGCTATAAGGTTCTTCGCTTCTCCGCGTTCTACCTTATAAGCGGGGTAGTGCGTCCACGGGTAGTTTTTTAAATTTACTAACAACGATTTTAATGCTCCGTCCATTTATTCACCTCCTTGTCCCTCTCTTTCTGCAATTCCTCAACATCATAATTACCACATAGATATGATTTTTCTGTATAAGCGTCCGGACAATATATACTTGGATTACTCTGTGCTATACAATATTCTTCATATGTTTTAGGTGAATTTTTACATTCTCTACAACTCATTTATTACCCTCACTTTCTGCCTTATTCTTACTCCTTTCTAAGATCGCTTGTACTTCAGTTGTCTTATGGAATTTCAAATAGCAATCAATGTAGTATAATACCTCTGCTAATGTCTCTGTATCGCATTCTCTTAATATCGCATCCGCTATCGTTATCGGTGTTGCTCCCGCGGGCACGTTTAAATTACAAGGGTCATTCATTCTCATTCCTTATCCTCACTTTCTGCCTTATCTGCTTCTACAATAGGTGGTAAACTGTTAAGATAATCAAGACTGACTGCTTCTATATATTCTCCATTTATCGTCAAGTATATTATGGGATTATCATGGTCAATCCGGTCCTCGTCTATCTTACCAATATCAACTATCTTTCCGTGTCCTTTAGGTAACGGTGTTCCTTTACGGATTGATACACAAGCCTTTAACATATCCACTGCATCAATATTCCCATTATCGAACAACCTTGTATAAAGATTTTCGTCTATATCAATTACTATTTGCATCTGATACCTCGCTTTCTTCCATCTTTGCGCCGCAATTAGGACAGTAGTTATACAGATTATCTGTTGGCGTTCCGTCTATTAAACAGAATGACTCGCCACATGCCGAACAATCGTAATAGACATCTCCATCAAATCCGTCTTTTTCTATCCAATGCCCTGTCTTCTGCTGTGGTGTGACAGGTGGTAACTGTAATATTATTTCTTCAAGATTTTCGCCTTTGGAATTGGTAATCTTGTTCCAAATACTATTTCTCTTAACTGTTGCATCAAGCACCGCCTGCCTGCTTATTGTATCCTCGCAAGGCTCTATTTGCTCATACTCTAATTCGTATCGTTCGTCTATCTCTAATGAGTTGATCGCTATATCTAAATAGACGCTCGGATCGTATGGATAAATGCCTTTTTTCATATCCTCAAAGACTTTTATTGTCTCTTTTCGTGTTACTTTCATCCTCTTCCTCCTCTTATATAAAGAAGGAAGGCGCGCCATGTATTATAGGAATAGGGGATTTTCCTTTCTTTTTTTATAGTTTGCAACATATTGTATGCGCGCCCTCCGTCTTATCTGACAAACCTACTGTGCTCGTTTTCGAGATCTTCGTCTGTTATATCCAGATACAGCTGCGTTACTGCGATATTAGCGTGGCCTAAGAGCTTTGATACCGTTATGATAGGCATGCCCGCTTTTAATGCCATTGTCGCTCCGGTTCTTCTGAACCTGTGCGGATGTACATCCGATACACCTGCGCGTGCTCCGATCATCTTAACGACTCGCTCTATGCCATCCTTACCGCTGTGCTCTGCCGGATCCACGAGATCGGGATCTTCGTACCAGTTTTTTCTTCTTTTGGAATAGGATCCTTTTCCGAAGGTTGTCCTATCGCTTGCGCTCGCCATCTGGGGAAGTAAGTAAGGGTTCGAGTCTTTTCGTTTTGCCAGGTATCGCTCCACGGCTACCCTTGCCTTTGCATTTAAGTAGACCGTGCGGTCCTTTTCGCCTTTTCCATGTACAAGGCACTCGGTACCGGCTATATCGCTTATCCTGATGTTTGCCAGCTCGTTAACCCTGCACCACGTAGACAAGAGCATCTCTACGATGATGGTCTCCCTTTCCGTCTGGCAGGCGTTTCGTATAAGTTCTACTTCGTAGTCTGTAAAAGCTTTTTTCTTCGCTTTTGCGTATTTTATAATCTCGACCTTGTCCATAGGGTTCTTGGCTATGTATTCGTTCTTCTGCATCCAGCAGTAAAAAGAGGAGAGTGCCCTGCGCTCGTTATCTACCGAGCACTTCTTATTCCCGCTTACCCTGAGCTTTTTCGCCAGATAGAGCTTTACATCGTCAGCCGTAACCTCCTGCGCGTTCTTTCCGATAGTGTCGAGGATCTTCTTTATATATCCGCGATATGCTTTAAGAGTCGTCTCAGCTCGTCCGCCTGCTGCCTTAGAAGCTAAGAACAAGGCTATAAAAGTATCATTTGTCCCCTCGTCCATGACAGCGACCTCTGTTTTTCTCTTAGAGATCTCGTAATTATCCAGGATAATAGTGATCTGTGCTTTTATTTCTTCGAATGGTATGCTATCTCTGTGAGGGTATAAGGCGTTTATGATTTCCGTGTTTAACCTGTTTCGCATGTTTCCACCGCCTCCTTTATGTAGTTTTAGTCTTTCCTGTAAAAATCGCACTCGTAAGTGCTGCCCTTTAGCGGAAGGCCGGGAGCCCATTCGATCGGCTCGCTCATTATCGCATCTATCCGCTTGGGCGCTTCCTTATCGATCGCCGGAACATCCGCCACGATCTCATCATGGACGTGGAAAGCTATCCGGTATCCCTGTGCGTCGAGTTGTTTCATTTTCTCGGCCAGACAGTCACGCGCAACGGATTGCACTATATTCTCGGTAAGCTTTCCGCCGTAAGTGTCTACGCGTACCCACTTCCTTGTCGTCTGGTCTTGTGTCATATATGTGATCCTGCTGCCGTACTCCCCGTCGATAAGGTCCGGATCCCAGAGTGCGATCGGTCGACCGCTTGGCAGCTTGATAAATAATATAGGCGTGTCGCCTGCATACTTCTTATAAAAGGTAACGCCCTGCAGCTTCTTACACCTTGCCCTTGGCGCTTCGTCTGAGATGACCATCTTCGCAGCCTTCTCGCAAGACTTCCACATCTCCACAACTCTCGGAGACTCACGGCGCCATTGTGCTACGATCTCAGCCATTTCGTCCTCAGGGACTGATCCGGTGGTATCCATACTCTTCATAGCGCCGACCGCGCCACCGTAGCCAAGAGCCAGCTCCGCCACTTTTCCGCGTTGCCTAAGCTCTGCATTTTGTCCGTGCTTTTCAACAGGTACGTGGTAGATCCTGGAAGCAGACTCGCAGTAAATATCCCCGCCGTTCTTAAATACATCCAGGCGCCAGTCCTCTCCGGCGATCCATGCCAGGACTCTTGCTTCTATCGCGGAAAAATCCGATACGATAAACCGGTTATAGGTCGAAGGTATGAACACGGTACGCACGAGCTGAGAGAAGACATCCGATACGTCATTAAAGAGCATATTTAAGGAGTCCATGTCGTTACTCTTAACAAGCTCTCTGGCAAGATCCAGCTCCGCGTCCGGCATATTATTCCTGACAAGGTTCTGGGGCTGTAAACCTCTTCCCGCCCATCTACCGGTATGCCCTCCATAGAACTGCATAAGACCCCTCGCGCGGTTATCGTCGCATGCCATGGCTATGGCCGTCTCGTACTTCTTTACGCTCGTCTTGCCGAGTGATTTGCGGATAGTAAGCACCTCTCGAACATTAGCAGGAAGATCTCCGGCAAGGAGCTCATCCACGTCTGTCTTGGTAAGTGAGTCAACCGGTACGCCGTTATCGACAAGCCACGCCTTAAGCTGTTTAAGGCTGTTCGGATTGCTTAAGCCTGTTAAGGTCTCAGCGCGGTGTATGAGCTTTGCGGTGTGCGTTTCGTTGTATGCTATGATGTTTCTCGCCAACTCCACGTCGATCTTTACGCCGCCGTCGTTAATATGCTGGTCGAGCGTCCAGAGATCCTGCTCACTCTTGTCCGGTCGAAATGCCTTAAGCCTGTTAAGTATCGCCTGCTCGGATACTACATCGCCTTTGTTGTACTCTTTAAAGAGTTCCCACTTCTCCGGTGCGTGCATCGGAAGGTTTCTGGTGCGGCCACCGTTTGCCTTGGTAGGCTTACACGGCTTACAAAAATACTGGATAAGTGCCTTACCCGTCTTAAGCTTCTTCTCGTCTTCTTTAAGGTTAAGAGCGTTACCGACATCAGCCAGCGATCTCGGAAGACCTAAGGAAGCGGCAAGGATCATCGTGTCGCGCCACTGCTCCGGCGGCATGTCTTTTTTAAAAAATACTGTAAGACAGGTGCGCTCGAAGTTTGCGTTATAGGCTGTCTTTAAGATTTCCTCGTTATTAAGACTCTGCCAGAAGCGATAGTGCTCCTCGTTGTAGGCTTCCTCTCTGGCAGTTGCCAGATCGATGAGCTTAACCTTATCCTCGTCGGAGAACTTATAGCCTAAGAGCAGGATCTCGAAGTCCGGCGCCTGCGTGTATGCGTAGACGCCGTCATCGATGCTAACGGAGCTATACGTCTCGATATCGATTGCAAGCTCAGTCGAGCATATCTTCATCGTCATCTGTTACCTCTATCTCAACATCATCGAAGTCGCTCTCTGCCTTAGGCTTGGATCCACCGAGTGCAGGGCCTTCCTTAATGAGCATCGCGTTATCGAGTCCTACAGCTACGCCGTTGTTTCCGGATGTAGCATAAGGATAGAAGGTAAGAGAGAAGGAGAGATAGTCTCCGCTCTTTACGTCATCGGGATCTACAGGGTTAAGGTCCTTATCTACCACCTGCGGCTTCTTCTTAGAGTTCGCATTAAGGAAGAAGTGACCCTCGTACTCATCGCCTTCCCTCTCGTCGCCATCGCGAAGGGGATCGTGAAGGTTCTTAGGCACCTTGCCGTTCCATTTGGTCTGCTGTCCTAAGTCTGTCGCTTCTGCTATTGCTTCTTTTATAAGCTTGATAGTTTCCTTGTCCTTCTCAGGGATAAGGATGCAAGCGCTATACTTAGGATCCTGGGAGCTGTCTCCCGCCCACGGCTCGAAGAGGTGCAGATAAGATCCTCTGCATACTCCCGTCCTGATCCTTGCCTTACCACTTAACTTTTTTGCTAACATAATGTTTTCCTCCTTGTTTACTTGTTAGTCTATGTCCGCGAAGTCATCCGCGGCGTTGTTTCCTACAATCGCAGGACGCTTATCGGTATCCGGTACGAGCGTGGGCTTTCCCGGGGGCTTTTCTATATAAAGCCCTAAAACGTCTGCGAACTGCTTCTTACCCATGAGCTTCTCCATGTTTGAAACGGTGAGAAGCTTCGTCTCGAACAGCAGAGCGCGATCATATCCGGCGCCTATGCACTGCTTAACGATCTCTTCATCTGTGCCCGAGTATTTTCTGTTACTGCGTCCCTCTACGACCTTATAGCCGGGGAACTCTTCGCCCTCCAACGCGCGGGAGAGTGCGCCCTCCTTCACGTCATCTGCCCACTTAACCAGACCGTCGGAGAGCTTTAATACTTCCGAGATCTCTGCAGGAGTAAGCAGCCCCTTGTTCTTAAGTTCTCTAAGCTGTAAGAAGTGATCCGCTCTTGTGCGGCACTCCTTACGTGCAGGACAGAAGGTACACCACTCGCCTGCCTTGAACTCTGCGACACCTTCCATCGCCTTCTTGGCAGCAGGCTGCGCCACATTGTGCCCCCATCCATAGAGGTCATCTGCGAAGTACGTAGCGCTTGAAATGTTATCAAGCCGCGGCTGATATATAGTGATCTCGACCTCGTTAACCTCGTAGATCATGTCGATCTCATCCAGAGCACCGAGAGCGTAGAGCATAAGCTGCGCGTTTTCCTCTGCCTCGACTCTTACTCCCTTGCCATACTTAAGATCGATAATATGCGCTCTGCCTTTTCTGACGATGACCACGTCGGAAGTACCGAAGCCTTCCGGGATCCATCTGGAAAGGTCCACCTTCTGCTCCGTAAGAAGCTGAGCGGCAGGATCCTCTTTAAGCTCCTTCGCATATTCCTCTTTAACGTAAGCCGCGTACTCTTCCAGATACTCGATCATGTCGGAAGAGTTCCCTTTAAGTTCGGGATGTTCCTCGTAGAAGCTGTCGATCTTTTTAATGTGCTTCGCAGTTACCTTGTCTGTCTTAATAAGCTGCTCCGCCGCCTCATGCGCAAGCGTGCCCTCATCGGCGTATATCGTAGACGATCCGCCCGGATACAATCCCGAGAGTGCCACACTCCCAGGGCAAGGTATCCATCGATGCGCTGCGCTTGCGCTACAAACTGCGTGAGCCTTAGGTGCCGCCATTAAAGAGCCTCCGCTTTTGCATAGATCTCGTCGAGCTTATCGGGATGCGCGCTGGTGAGCTCGGTAAGCTTTTCCACGCCGTACTCCGTAAAGAGTTCCTTGACCTGTGGCTTCTTGCCTGCTTTGATCTTCTCGGCTAAAAGGATCCTGATAGCTGCCTCGTCGACTTTCTGCTTTTCCTGTTTAGGCTCAAAGGGAAGCTCCGGAGCTTCTTCCTTTACAGGCTCGGGCGCCTTCTCCTTTTTGGGCTCCTTCTTAGGCTTTTCCTCCTTCTTGGGTTCTGCCTTAAGGTGTTTACGGACAGCCTCGTCGACATACTCTTCTACCATGTTGTTGCCGGCCACGTAGATCTTCTGGAACTCAGAGATCTCTTCTAAGCTGTCAAACTCTACCGTGATTTTCATGTTTATCCCTCCTTTTGTGGTTTAAATATCTTGCTAAGTGCACCGATCTGGCTGAACAGACCGGCAGTCTTTCTGTAGCGGTGCATCGCCGCGCTTTTCTGCAACGATCTTGCGCCAGTTTGAGTAGAACGGTAGCTCCTCCGACTCCTCGCACGGTGTTTGTCTCTCGTCGCCATACTCCATCCTCCTTCTGTAATATTTTTCCGATATCAGACTTACCAGCTCCATAAGATGCTTGCCATCGTACCGGATCCGATGTTCTCCTGGAGTGCCGCCTGCTGCCTTTTCTCTTTCCAGAGTGTCAAAGATCCAGTCTGTATAGAAAAATTCGAGCTGCAGCGTGTCGTCCCTTCCGGGGATCTTAAGAGGCTTGCCGGTTTTCGCTTTTACCCCGTAGAGTTCGGCAAGCCGCTTTTTGGTTCTTCTGGGGTATTCCGTATATATGCGGATCGTCATCACTTCACCACTGTAGAGAGCGATATAGGATGCTCTTTAGGGTCGTCAAGCTTATCCAGGTCAACCGTTACCCGGTTAAAACCGGTAAGCTTGTTATAGTCAGCTTCTAACTGAACTCGCATAGCAAAGTCCATAATGATCTTGGCGGCTTTTAATAAGGTGCCTGCCAGCTCCTGTCGGCTGTTGTCTTCACTCTTCATTCTTTTTTCTCCTTTTTTGATTATTTCGTGCCTCCTCAAAACAAGAGGCGGGTTAGAAGAGAGCGGTGCGAGAGGTATCTCGACTATCTGCTCACCCTCATATATAACTTAAATTGATCCTCGAGATCCTTACGCCCGACATTGTCGTAGCAATCCGGGCATATAAAAGGGTTTGTATGGAAGTGCTCGCGCATTTCCTTAAGTTCTTCCAGATCCGTAGGCTCGAAGGTATCGCCACAGATTACGCACTTTATAGGCATCTCCATTTCTTCACCAGCTCCTTCCACTCAGCAAACTCTATCGGGATGTCTGTGAACTCCTCGCCCTCTGCACCGAGGACTACTATGTCGCCGTAGAAAACGTCGTCCAGGTAATCGCAGGGGATCCTCATGTTCTTCTCGTAGTCCTTGAGCTTCCCTTCCTCATCGCAGAGGATCACGAGCCCGGGGCGTATCGTGACGGCCTCAATGTAACCGCCGACGAGCTTCTGTAAGTTCTCGAGTCTCGGGCTGATGTTCGTCATGTGCCCGAAGGCTTCGTCTGTTCTTTTAATGATTGCCCTGATTTTTGCACTCATATCGCTGCTCCTTTCCATATAATATGTAGTCTGTGCTTACGTGGAGCTCCGCGCAGAGACGGGCGAAGACTGTAACGCTTCCGCCCAGATCTCCGTTAAGGATCCCGTAGACTGTTTTCCTGTCCACTCCGATGCGCTGTGCCAGCAGGTACTTGGCGCGGCCGTCTTTTAGCCAGGCATCGTTTAGCCTTTCGGCTGATCCGCGCATTGGTGGATATGTCCGCCTACTCATCAGTACCTCACGAGCTGGATGTCGTAAGAGCAGCACAAGCCAGCTGCATAGTCCTCGGCGGCGTATACGCTCTTAAAGCTCTTCGGTTCCATGTCAGGATCGTCCGGTATAACTATCCAGTATTCTCTTTTCATACACTTAACCTCCCATACTTCTAAGTACGTCGCGGATCATCGCGATCCCGGAGTCCATCGCTACGTTAACGGTCGTACCGCCGCCACTATACACGATAGTGACCGTCTCCTTCTCGCTGTCGTAGATCAGCTCCTTAAGATCGTGCTGGCTTCTCGTCTTCCTAAGACAGAAGGTAAGCGCGTCGAGGATGTCCTGCTTGTTTTCGTTTTCCATGTTTTCTGTTCCTCCTTTTTATTTATTTGGGTACTTTAACCCGAGAGCGGGAGACCTGCCCTGCGCGTAACAACTTTATACATTTCTGGGGGTCTATGTGTAGTGTAGTCAAGGACAGAACCAAAGGCAGACCTCCTGATCTCGGGTTAATAGATGTCAGCTTATCCAGTTGTTGGCATAAGCATATAGAAATATAATCACGGTGCTGATTGCCGTTATTATATGAGGGATGTAGGAGTCGCTATCCATAGCGCTCATACCTAAGACCAGCGCTAACAGCGCGGTGTTAAAGATAACTCTGTTTAATCTGCATTTCTTCGCTTTCATACTCTGCCTCCTTTTTGATGATCGCACGCTCTTCTTTGTTAAGCCGTAAGGCTAAGCACATCCCCTGCAGCTCTAAAATGGTAAAGAGGTTCGGGTCTTCCAGCTTCTTCTGGAAGGTCTCGGCGCTCCGGATCCGGGTGGCCGTTCTCCTTAACTCTTCAAGCGATATATGCCTTGTCGTGCAGTTTGTCCTGATTATCCTGTTAAAGTCATCGCTCCACATATTAGTGCTCCTCTGCGTCAGCCCGATCCCCCGCGGAGCGCCCGCGGAGGGTGTGCCATCTCCAACCAAAAAGAGGAAGGTTTCGCACGGTTAAACTGGGGAAAGTTCCGCGCGGGATCGGGTTGACAAAAATAAGTTGCTATTACCAGTTGGTAACATCTACGTAAAAAAAATAGCTTCTACTTCTTCCGGTGTAAGCCGTAAGGCTTCCCTGATCCGGGCCGCCTCTGAGAGCTTGAACTCAGTTTCGCCGGAAAGCTTCGAATAAAGTGACTGCCTAGATAAATCGCACTTTTCAGCTAAGGCGGTGATAGTTATACCTGAGTCGGCTATCATCCGATTGAGTTTATGAATGTCCATCTTTTCCTCCTGCTTGTGTTACCATTTGGTTACACCACATAATATAGCGCATCCGTTGCCAAGTGTCAACACTTTTTTGCAAAGTTATAAGAAAAACTTTACAAGATTGCTAAAATAGGCTAATATTAGAGCACGGGGAGGTGTTGTCACATGGAAAAAAGAAACTTTACCGCGTCCGATAAGATCATAGCAATAAAAATAAAGCAGTACAGAGAGGAAAAAGGTCTGTCCCAGCAGGAGCTTGCTGAGGCATGCGGCTATACAAGCAGAGCATGGACCAGTAGGATAGAGAACTGCGAGAGGAAGCCCAGCGCGGTCGATCTGCTTAAGATCTCGAAGGCTCTGGATGTTAAGGCGAGCGACTTAGCCGGTAAAAACATCGAGGAGGTGCTCTCACTTGCTGCTGATAGCTTTACCATACCTAACAGCTTTAAAAGAGCTGACAAGATCCACATAGTAGAGCTTAAGACGACGCAGGAGCTTACTAACGAAGAGCGTACCCTTATAAATTGCTACCGCAAAGCTCCGGAGAACTATAAGACATCGGTAAAGGCTCTGCTCGATATGGTAAACATCGAAGGAGGTGATCGCCATGAAGATAAATAAACTTATTTACTTACTGGCCTGCGCCATCCTACTGGTAGGGTGTGGCAGTAAAAAGAAGGAAGTCGTCGTCTTCGACTTTTCCGAGCCTACGCAGATAGCCAAAGAGGTAGATCTGCAGGGGTACACCGGAAGACACGCCGATATTGTAAGCTTCACCCAGAACGGCAGCACCGTAGTGGTAAAAGCGAAGTGCAGGGATAATCTATCGAACGATGCCATAATAAGAGGGAACTACTACGAGGTCTGGGAGCTCATAGACGAGCACGGCTTCGATACCGCGGACGAGATACAATACTGGGCGACCTTCCAAGATCAGAAGGTCGTAAGTTTTACCGTAGACAAGGATACGATATCGAAGGTAAAAGAGGGGAAGATCCTACAGGGCAACATGGGCGACTACGTCTCCGATCTGTGGATACTTCCTGCGATGCAGAACTAGGAGGAAGCCATGAACGCAAAGAAACGGGGAAACAGATACCGGGCCGAAGCTTGTAAGACGATAGACGGTAAGAAGATCCGTAAGAGTTTTACAGCGGACACCAAGGCAGAGGCGGAGATGCTCGCTACTGTCTGGCAGAACAGGGCGAAGCTCGATGAGACGCATCCGACAGTTGGCAAGGCACTCGATACATATATCGAGCGCTACAGGGTCACATGGAGCCCGAGGACTGTCCGAGAGAATAAACTTATGGCAGAGCGGATAAAAGCCAGCCTGGACCGCGTCTGCGTCGAAGATATGGACACTAAGGCGGTGCAGAACTACCTTAACGAACTCGCGCTTACCAAGTCGCCGAAGACAGTAAGGAATATGGTGGGCTTCTTAGTGGCCGCATTAACTCTGGATCGGGACGTCCGCTTTAAATTAAGATACCCGGAACGCCCGCCTGTCGAGTACAGCATACCCGATGCGAACAGTCTTAATCTTCTGCTTAAGAACTCCGACGGCGTACTCCGTCTGGCGATCGCCCTGGGAAGCAAGGGACTGCGTAGAGGCGAGATAGCAGCTCTTAAGTATAAAGATGTCCTTTATGATCTTAAGGCTGTGTACATCCACTCAGATATGGTAAAGAATGAAGCGGGACAGTGGGAAGTTAAGAAGATGCCGAAGACGGCGAAGTCTGTGAGACGTGTCCTTCTTCCGCCGGAGATCATAGCCATGATCGGCGAGGGGGATCCGGAAGACTTTATTATAAACAGAAGCCCGGAGTGGATAACGAAGCACTTTATCAAACTGCGAGACTCGTTAGGAATGAGTTGCAGGTTCCACGACCTCAGGCACTTCATGGTAAGCTATAACCATGCTAATGGCATACCGGACCAGTATACCCAAGAGCAAGGTGGCTGGTCCACGGATAACACTCTTAAGTCTGTTTACAGGAACTCGTTGCCGGATAAAGCCGTGACCTTTGCTAAGAGGTCAAACGAGGCATATTCGAAGGAAGTCTTTAAGGACATAATATAGATCTTGGCGGACTTCTTGGCGAACGAGATAGCAAAAATACCCTTTATTTCGGGTGTTATTTAATTATAAAAATCAAAAATAAAAACCCCGTAAGCCTTGTAGCTACGGGGTTTATTCTTATTTTTCGCGGATAACCGCGTTATCGCGGTGACAGGATTTGAACCTGTCGGGTACTTTTTTAACCTTCCAGTATTTATGCCTGTTGCCAAGTGTTATTTATTTTTGTTGGCGTACTTTTTGGCGAACGAGTTTAGAAAAACACTTGATATCCAAAAACAAAAAAAAGCTCCGGGGTGTGGCAGTCCCCCGGAGCACCAAAAAGGAGTAACAGAAATATAGTTATACCCTATCTAAGTATGACCCGCTCGCGTATCCTTTACCAGCGGGTGTATCTATGTAAAGCCACCTAGTGCCACCTATCGTCTTAAAGGTTCCGTCCCAGGTTACCAGAGTGCCCTTCGACATTACGGCAAGGATCCTCTTATCGGTTCCTGCGTCAGCTCGTAGGCGAAGGTTTGCGGTAGTTCTCATCCTTACCTTCGTGCTGGTAAGAGAGTTAACGATCTCCTGGATAGCTTTAGGATCATATCCGGCATCGGTAAGGCGCTTCTTGCGCTCTTCTCCGTTGCCCCATTTACCTTCTATCACTTCCATGGCTATCTCGTTATTACTTTTTAAGGCAGCAGGCGCGTCTTCTGTAGCGCCATACCTTAAGATATTCGACCAGGGATAATTTCGGTAAGCCCTGATAAGGATCTCCTTCCCTGTCTGATCTCCGGGCGTTCCACCCCTTGCGGATCCTTTTTCATTTATGGAAGCCTCAACCTCTTTACCATCGCCGACATATATGGCCACGTGCTTACCGCTCTTAAGGAGCACGTCACCACGGAGTAAGCCGGCTCCTGTCTTAAGATCTACGGACTTCGTAACGTCCTTAAAGCCACACCGCTTAAAAGAGGAGAGCATATTGCCGGTATAGGTCGCTCCCGCTTCCTTAACGTGCACGCCTGCCTCTTCCCATGCCGATATCACAAGAGCGCTGCAGTCGTAGTCACCTTTTTCTCCCCATCTGTAGATCTGATCGTACCCATGGGAGTCGTCAGCGGCTATTCCTTCCATCCAGCTCGTAGCGATCTCGACCGGATCCGAAGGGGCAGCAGGCTCTTCGTCTTCCTCAACGACTGCATACTTCTTTATAAACTCGACGCACTTCTCGTGTCTCTTCTGGAATTTAAGATCTCCGACCTGGTTGTTAGAGCTCTTATCACTCTGATCCTGCACGAGCGAGGCCATGATATCATCCAGGGAGAAGCTTGCCGCTCTCTTAAAGATCCGATCTGCAGCTTTCTTACCGCCGAGATGCCTTATCTCGCAGTACATCATCTGCGCCTTTATGTCGTCGGTCGGACAGTCTTTAAGGTACGACTCCATGAGCTCGGCAAAGAGCTCGTCCTGAGCTTCTCTGCCGGAGTAGCAAGTGATCGCGTTTATAATATCGTTTCGTAGTTCCGGCGAGGGAGCAAACCGCTCTCTGACCCAGTCACGGCTCGAAGCCTTAACCAGATCACCCGATAGGCTCGCCGGATCCTTCGCGTATATTCTGTGGATGAGCTCCTGGGCGTTCTTGCCATAGTTCTGCGCCCATCCTATCGTTATGGTATGCTCTTTATCGCTGTTAGTGTAAGGCTCAACGTAAGCAGCATAGTTTCGCTTACCGTAGATCTGGCCGCCACTCTCAACGGCGCCGATGATGTTGGTAAGCACTGCCATGTTTTTCTTATCCATTTTTATCCCCTTTGTTATTAAGCCCATCGGCCAGCCCCTCGCCTATCGCGTATCCGATAACGGTAGCTCCGGCCATGATAAGAGCTGCCACCTGTGCTGCATCATTTTCGGATCCGCCGAGTGCCACGATGAGCATAGAAACAAAGCTCGCAACAGCGAGCCAAAATTTTCTCGAGGTAAGTTTTCTCTTCCAGTCAATCATGCTGTTGTTCTCCTTTCCAAGTTTTCTATCCTGTGATCTGCTACTTTGATCTTTTCCTCTTGAAGAGCGGTGAGCTCTTCCAGCTTGTAAGTCCGTTCGATAATGCTATTATGCTTCTCGACCTTTTTGGTCAGCTCGTCGAGCTTATACTCGATAAGTGCCTTGGTCTTATTGTTAGACATCACGCCGACGATAATGGCAGCCGCGCCACTTATTAAAGGCGATACTATAGCTATGATAATGGCCTCGCTCATTTTAGTCCTCCTTTACCGGGCCGGTTATAAATTCGCGATAGCCCTCGACGCAGTCAAGGTTTTCGTCTACGATCATAACTTCCGCTGTTATAACGTCATCTGCGTTCCAGAGAGTCTGACAGAGGGCGTGGTAGCTCACTTTAGCCTTGTCCTTATCCGTGAAGCCTTCCGTGTGAACTGAGAAGCTTCCGTTAATACATTTAATAACTGCGTATTTCATTTTGTTTTCTCCTTTCGTTGTTTTTACGCAAAAAGTGCATTTATAATCTCGGAATATGTAAATATAAAAGGTTCGCTAAATCTAAATTTAGTCTATGTTGTGATAACATATGATTATACCCGTTATACAACATAATATTATGATATGTCCTATGGTTTCATTATTCATTACTAAAAATGCGATTGCTAATAATGTAAAACCATATAAACAATTTATTATCAATTCTTTTAGTTTATCCATATATCTAAATTTAGTCTACTTGCTTGCGTTTTCAATGTGTTCAAGCCATTGTTTTACCCTAAAAACGGGTATAAATTCTATTCCGTTTGAGTAAATCTTTTCATTGTCGGCAATCTGAAATTGTTTGCAAAACTCATCGAAGGTGTTTGGAAAGTCTATCTGCTCACATAATAATTCGTATTGTTCGTCTATCTCTAATGAGTTGATTGCTATTTTAAGAGCTTTATTATATCTGCCTTTTTGAGTGTCATTACACATAAGATCTTCACTATATAAAAGTTTGCATAATTCATTTATTGCCTCTTTTCTTATCATTCTTCCACCCCTTTTTTAATTAAGTCTAAATTTAGTATATTTCTTTTATTCTAAATTCCGAAACAGTACCCGAATTTACAACTAAACTGAATACATCATTTTTCTTAACTGGTATAGTTGTTGCGTGTGTCATAACAATACTTCCGCCATCTCTAATAAATGGAAAATTAGTATATATTACTTTTCCATTAATTCGTAGTGTGCAGTTTACGGCTCCTTTTGATACGCAAGAAAAAGCTAAAAATCCATCATGTTGTATCGAATAATTAGCGGGTGCTGTATCGCTTGCATAATCGAACGTATTAGTTAGATGTGAATAATCAACTATGTTTGCTTTAGCGGAATTTAGCGTACTTAGTTCACTGCCTACCGTGACGATCTCGTAGTTCGTGTTAAGAGTGAAAGTAGCGCCGTTTGCGATAGCCGCTATAGCCTTAACCAGATCGCCGTTAAGGTAGAAGTACGTACCTGATGCAATCGACTGGCCTGTCGTGTTCGTGGTACCGGAAAGAACCAGCCCGGATATATCGGCTGCGTCTGACAAGCCTAACGCGGATCCGGTCTTATTGCCGGAGAGCACGGTAGAATTTATCTGCGGTCTGTTAGATAGCTGCTCATAATCGGAAGATCCGCCACTCTGCGATATAGCCGTAGCGATCGCCCGCAGCTCCGTTATGACGTTACCCAGAGCAGTGTTCGTAGCTCCGAGAGTTAGATCCGTGGCAAGACTACCGAGTGCGGTATTTACTGCCTGCAGAGAGGTATCTTTTGCAAGAGATCCCAGAGCTGTATTCGTAGCCCCGAGAGTTGTATTTGTTGCTACATCGGCGAGAGCCGTACCTACCGCCTGCAGGGACGTGTCTTTTGCAAGAGATCCCAGCGCGGTGTTCGTAGCCTGTAGGGTAGTATCTTTTGCAAGGGAAGCAAGAGCGGCAAGGGCTGTATTGATAGCGCTCATAGCCGTAGTTATGCCCTGCACAGAGGTATCCTTCGCAAGCGCATCAAGCGCAGTATTTATAGCGGAAAGAGTTGTATCTTTTGCCAGAAGACTGAGCGCGGTATTAGTGGCCTGTAAGGTCGCATCTTTTGTGATCTCGTCTACGGTTGTATCTCTCGGAAGGTTAAGCTCATCCGTTAGTACTGCCATCTCTTTTCTCCTCCTTAGGTGTTATCTTCGTACTGATATACAATATTTACGCCATTATCAGTCTGATCCACGACAAAGTTAAACGGCGCAAAGCTGATCTCGTTGTCCTGGCTGATCTCGATGTTCTCTCCGGCGGTATAGGTTGAACCTGGGCCGCCATCTATGAGCTCGTTAACATTATCCACAAGCCTCTTAAGTATCTTACTGCTGCCGTTATACTGTATCTTTTTCATAGGATCACTCCGTTATATCCGTTAAGGTATAAGTCACCTTCATAGACGTGCTCGCTGTCTTGGTTACCGCCTGCGATAAATTACAGATGGACCCGAGATAGTCGCACGGGGTAGTAAGGTAAAGCGCGTTTTTCCAACCGTCGCCGGGGTTAAGGTACTGCATAGCGCCCTGGATGAGTCCAGGAGACTCGATACCACCCTGCAGCCTTGTCGTTCCCGGTTCGGGATTATTATTACCGGTATAAACCAGATCGGACACGAGCGTGCCATCGGGATAAAGTATGCAGTTATAGCCTTTATAGAACGGCTGCGTATCCTGGTATACACTTCGATAGAACTTAATAGCGCCGTTGTAGTATGTAAGAATACTGTTACCGACGTTATACTGGAAGCTATCCTCACCACGTATAACTCCTTCGAAGGGCACGTCTATAATGTTGGCCGTATTGCTAAGATCTACGATATAGAAGTGGTTAGCATTGTTACCGAGGATATAAGCATATCCCTCTGCGATCTTTATCCAGGGGATACACTCAGCCTGAGCGTAGTAGGGTTCCGAAGGATAAAATTTAGCATTTGTACAAGTAACGCTTACTATCGAAGAGAGTGTTATAGACTCTGCGACCATGTCGGCGATATCCATAGTTACATAGCTAAAGACTCCGTCCGTGTCATCGCCATAGGCGTCCTTCCAAAGAAAATAGATCTTTGAGTCTGACATCGAGATTGCACTAAACACACTCGTGTTTCTCGTTGTCTGGAAGGATATGGTATCTATAAGCTCCTCAGAGCGAGCTGCGTTAATGCCATCCGCCACCCTTAACAGGTTAATAGGCGTATAGCACTTATAGATCTCAGCGGTGTGTGTTGTGCCGCCGTCATCGGTAACCCTGAGGTAGTAAGAGTAGTTATTTTCGTACCATAAAAACTGTCCTGTGGTTAAGTAGCCCGCATGATTAAGAGGGGTGTGTACATTTATGCCGGTCTCTCTGGCGATAAACGGGTTACAGTTATGACCGCCAGCGGCGTATGTTTTGGTAAGAGCTACAGACTTTATGATGCCGTTTGCCTGATGCGTAGCAAAGTCCCAAACGTTTGTGGCACTTGTATCTCCTGCAGAGCTCTCGTTAACATTAAGAGAGCCGTAAAGCGCTCCGGTATCCTGAGTCTGACCTGCACATCCAACAAGGTGCGCGTTAGCAGGGAAGTGTACATTATTGACGTCCTCGGTAAGCGTATTGTCGAAGAGCATTACCGCGCCAAGTCCTCTCTTGTATAACGGAAGAAGGTGAGTGGAGAGATCTAAGCCTCCGGTCGTATAGAAGGGCAGCAGGAGCTTCGTCGCGTTCGTTATGATGTTGTCCTGCTCGAGCCTGTCCTTTAAGCCTGTCTTATGGTTGTGTAGATCAATTCTTACGTGTCCCTTTAGCATGTTAGCTCCTTTCACACGGCAACGCTCGCGCCGTAAACATTTATATCGAACAGAGTACAGTTCTCTGCGATGTCTGCTCGGATCATTACAGTGCTATGACCTGACCAAGCGCTTTCCGGTATAGCCATGATCTGGGTGTCGATCATCGCCGCACCTGCCTGCCAACCGTTCTCTGTGTATACCACCCAAGTACTTCCGCTGTCGAATGATACATAGTAAACAGCAGAAGCGTCGAAAGTCGTCACGCTCTTAACGCCTGTCATGTCGCAAGTCTTTACGGTTGCAGCTGTGCCGGAGATGGTCGAACCGCTTCCGATCCAGCCATCGGGTCCTATCGTCGTTATATCCGTATCAACAAGGTCGGCATTAACCCAAGGGCTGAATACCATACAAGGCGCCTCTGCCTTAGATGTATCAGTAACAGACCCAAGTATACCGGTAACGAAGTCAAGCGCAGCAACGCGGTCGCTTATTACATCGCCGACCGGTGTACGCGCCCAGACGCTTGCTGCGTCGCTTAATGCGCCGAAGAAGTCCGGGATAACCTCGAGACCAAGTATATTATCGTTACACTGGATAGTGCCGTCCCACTCACTCTCTCCGGCGAGTCCCTGGCCCATGATAACAGCGAGAACTCCCTCGCGGTCGATATGCACGCCGCCGCCTTTACAATCAAGCCATACCGCCCAGGTATGGATCTCTTCGGATGTCCCGATAAGATCATAGCGAAGACGCAGGACGTGTTTGCCGTCTCTGTAGGTCTCGATAGGGTTGTGCCCGGTGATCTCGATATCGTCGAGATAATAGGTCGCTTTTACTTCCAGATCATCCTCAACAAAAACGCTCCCGTTTGTCTCTGTATTATCCGTATTAAGTAAAAACTGCATATCTATGACGATATGCGTAGTCTTATTTACCACAAACCTGATAAGCGCGACCTGCCTACTCTGGCCGTCGCCTATATCGATGTCGTCTACATTCACATAAGTGTAGTAGTGCATCTGGTTATTGTCCTGATTAGCCATTAAGCCAGTCAGGTTCTTGTCCGTTTTGCTTCTTGCAGTCGCAAGGTCGGGGTTCTTACCTACGCCCTCGATATCGTACGTACCGTGATACTTAAAGTTGTATTTCGTCATGCAGAACTGTTTCGTCGAGTCGGCGAGACCGTCCGTAAACGAGAAGACGTCCATAAGATCATACGCGGGATTACCTATCATCGAGAGCTTAAAAGGTACGTAGATCGCATCCTTAATGTGATTAAGGACGTCCCTACGCATCTGGTCTTTTGTATCCGTCAGTCCGTACTGCAGGAGAGGGTTAGATCCCAGGTTATAGGTAAGACCATCATCGGGATCCAGTCCGTAGTATTCTGTTTTTTGATCTGCTATATTTACACAAGACAGACCGGTATATTTTGTCTCGAAGTCCGAGAAGGAAGCACCTGTTAGCCGGTGCTTGTCGTCTATCGTATCCACGACGTTATTATCGTAAGGTCTGAATATTATCTTGCCGGATCTGTCAGCCATGGCGTTGCATGCACACGTCTGTGCTACCCAGCTTATCCAGTCTCTCCATGTCTCGATATCGGTCTCGGTATACATAGAGAGCTGTCTGCTGCCGTTTGCAAAGTTCGCAAACTCTGCCATGGTAGTACCAAGGATCACGCTACAACGGTCACAAGCCTGTTTTGCAAGCTGCCAAGCGGTTCCGACCGTGGCGTTAACGGCACAAGACTTATCGAGCTTCGACATATTATCGTATGCTTTAATGCTTACGCCCTCAGCTGTCCACTCCGCCTCTTTAACGATAAAGACACCAAGCGGAACATCCTCGAAGCCTGTCTCTGCATCTATCCACAAGCCGTACGATACGACGATCGCCACGCCGTTAAGAGTGTACCTCTCGAGGTTAAGCCCGGAGAACTTAGCGCAGAGCTCTGCCGTATATACCTGACCTATCTTAAGCTCCGTATTATCAGAGCACTGGTTTGATATCGAAAAGGACCCCTTTACGATGTTCGCGTCCGTGAACTCTATGCCTGCTATGGTACCGGTTAGCCTGGTACGCTGTACGGGTCTGGCCATCGCCGCCCTGTAGTCTGCGCTTACGTTATACATATTAAAGCTCCGTTATCTCGACCTCGATCTGATAGAGTCCATCTACTTCACCAAGCTGCTGCCTTGCTTTGTTTATATGCCTCTCCGACGTGATATTAAACACACAGGTATATGTACTGATCTGGTCGGCGTTTGGATAGTACACGCCGACCGTCACGGTATCAGCATCTCGGTAGGATCTGAATATTTCCACAAGCGAACCGGTAAGAGTCCACTTGCCTTTTATACTAAGCTTTGCATTACGCACCACCTGCATCTGCGTGGTGCCGGCTTCCGTCTCGTACTCGTTTGCGAGCTTCGACGCCGTTATGGTAAGATCCTCATCCGGCGTTGGAAGCCATGAGCTGTTTATCTGTATTACATTTATCATCTTATCGCCCCCCGGATCTGTAGTTCTGAATAGTCTGCGCATCCACCACGAGGGTCTGTATGCTTTCGCCACCGATCGATACCGGGATCACGATATCACCCATAACACCGCCGACAGCGTCCTGGATCATTCCACGGAGTGAGCTTACGCCTACGATCGCCTCAGGTCCTGCCTCGCCTGCTCCTAAGAGCTTGCCGCCTGCAGCTCCGAAGATCGTCGGAGAGCTTAAGATCATACCGTTCTCCATAGCCTTCTTATACCACTGCACATTTATAGACGGCACCTTCGGCGGATCCAGTGAGAAGGATCCCGATATGCTAAAGTGCGGGAGCTTGATCTTAGGCAGGGACCACTCAAAGTTAAAGATACCCTTAAGCCAGTTAACCACGCCCTGCATAAATGTCTTTACGTTGTTAAAGGTGTTCGTAAAAGCGTTCTTTATGGCATTAAGGATTTTCTGGATAGCAGACCAAGCGCCGTCCATCATAGTCGAGATGGTCGTCTTGACGCCCTCGAAGGTTGTCTTAACTTCCTGCTTTATGAGCTCGAAGGCTTGTATGATATCCTGCGTCGCCTTAAGTATTGCCGCACCAAGTGCTACGATAGCAGCCGCAAGGACCGCGATCGCTGCAGCTAAGGCAAGAACACTCGCCGCCGCGACAAGTATGCCGGCGCTAAAGGCTAAGACCGCAACAGTAAAGGCAAGGACTGCCGCCGTAGCGACTAATAAAGCCGCTGCCGCCGCAAGGATGCCTGCCGCTAACACGGTGAGACCTGCACCTGCTGCCAGGGCTCCCGGAGTAAACGTAAGAAGAGCAGTACCGAGCTGTACGATAGCCGTAGCCGCCGAACCACCCCACGTCGCTATAGTAGGAAGCTGGGTAGCAAGGAGTGCTATACCGGCTGTCGCGGCCAGTATGCCGACGCCGACCATAAGGATGGCCGCGCCGAAGGCTAGCAGACCAACAGCTCCGGCGGTAAGTGCCGGACCAAGCGCTGCAGCTCCTGCCGCAAAGAGTGCTAGGACCCCGACAAGTGCGACAAGTGCAAAGGCTGCCTCCGGTCCTGCCTTGCCGAGTGCAATAGCAGACTGCGCAAGTAATGCGATACCCGCTGCCGCGAGTAATATACCGGCACCCAGTGCTATAAAACCGAGCGCGTTCTTTGTAAGAGCGCCTATACCCTGAGCAGCTGACGAAGCTCCGCCCGCCGCCGATCCTGCCGCGGATCCGAGAGAGCCGATGCCGCTTGCCGCCGACGATGCTCCGGAGCCTATACCACCAAAGACCCCGGAAAGCTTTCCGAACACTCCGCCGATAGATCCGAACGCGCCGACGAGCTTAGGCGCTAAAGTAAGTATAGAACCGAGTGCTGTGGTCAGTGTTCCCAGGATAATAAGTAAAGGACCAGCTACCGCTATGATAGTGCCGATAGTGACCACGATCTTCTTCTGGGACTCGTCCAAGCCGTCGAGCCACTCGAGAAACTCTTTTAATTTTTCAACGATAGGCAGCAGGATCTCTGCCACCAGACCACCGAGATCCGTCTTAACGACGTCCCAGGTGGACTTTAACTGCATAACTGCTCCGGCGGGACCTTCCATCATGGTGTCCGCCATCTCCTGAGTCAGCCCGTTACAGTTATGTATAGCCGCGGAGAGTGAGTCTACCTCACCCGGCGCGGTATTTATGACGGCAAGCCATGCAGCCATCTGGTTCTTACCGAAGATCGCCGAAGCGGCTGCCATCTGTTCCTGTTCATTAAGCTTTGCGAAGGAAGCATTAAGGTTTCTCTGTACTTCCTCCATGCTCTTCATGGATCCGTCTTCATTCCAGATCTGATCCATGGTTATACCGTACGCGTCCATGGCGTCTTTCGCCTGCTTAGTAGGCGCGGCAAGCCTTGCCATACCTGTCTTTAACGAGTTAGCTGCTTTGTCTGCATCTATTCCGGCATTAGCCATAACGCCGAGCATTAAAGCCGCGTCTTCTACGTCCTTACCTGCCGTCCTAAAGACGGGAGCCGCGACACTCATAGAGCTCGACAGCGTATTAACATCCAGAGCGGAGTTATTACAAGCCGATGCGAAGACGTCCGCGTAGTGCGTTGTCTTACCGAAGCTGTCACCGAAGCCGTTTATGGTAGCAACGAGTCCGGCGGATACTGTATCGAGATCTCCGGCTTCACCTGCTGCCAGGTTCATGGCAGGAGCAAGAGCAGAAGCCGCCTCTTTTGCATTAAGTCCGGCACGCGCAAAGTTTAGGGACGCATTAGATGCGTCGCTCATGCCATACACGGACTGCTTAGCCGCCGATGCCATAGCATCATAGAGCTGATCCGCTTCTTCGGCGGTGCTTCCCATCGTCTTCTGGGTAAGTCTCATCGTCTGATCTACTTCGTAGAAACTCGAGACCATATCCTTCCCGGCGGAGATCGCCGCGATGGAAGCGGGGAGCATCATCATACCGGCCTGAGTCATACCCTGGCCGAGTGTTTTCATTTTCTGACCGACAGCTGCGACCTGCTGAGAAGCAACGGAGCCGAAGTTCTTAAACTCCTTCTGTAAGGACTTAAGCTTTATCTCTGTCTCTGCGATCTCACGCTGCAGAGCCTGGAACTCCGGCGTACCTACCTGACCGGCGCTAACCATCTGGGACTGCGCCTGCCTTAAGGTTGCGAGCTTGGAACCCGTTGCGGAGATCTCGGTCTGCAGGGCGTTATACTTCTGCGTAAGTAAGACCGTATTCGTAGGATCGAGCTTAAGAAGTCGGTCGACGTCCCTAAGGGTAGTCTGGCTCGCTCTTATTTCGTTGTTCGCTTTTCTGACCGCGTTGGTTAGCTTGGTAGCGTCTCCATCGATCTCGATTGTAATACCCTTAATACGTCCGCCTGCCATTGTTATCTCCTAAAATCTATCAAAGTCCGCCTGCGTTGCAAGTTCCTGATAGCTGTCAGCTTCCTGATCGTTAGATGACTCGATGACCATGTCCATTATCATACCCTCGGTAAGTTGGTCCATCTCGTCAAGTGACAAGCCCAAC